GCCAAGTCCACCACCAATAGCCCTTGTGCCTGCACGTCCAAAAACCTTGGCAAATCCGCCCGCAAGCTTTCCCGTTCCTCCGAATGCAGTTCTTGCCGCCAATCCCAGACCGGCACCGCCAAGTCTGATCAAGCTTGACGGGCTAGACAACCCACCCGGGCTTAATGTCCCTTGGCCTGCAGCCAATGCAATAGACGCGGCACTTTTTAACCCAACCGATGAGGACAAGCTTTTGCCAGCACCTACGGCAGAAACCGCACTACTCGCACTAACCGGAGATCTACCGCCCTGTGCGATACCACCGATACCCGCACCACTTGCCAATCCCCCAGCAGTTGTTTGTACTATTCTGTTTCCAGCAACAACTTGATTGCCCCCGAATCCTCCAACGCTACTAATTCCAGCAAAATTTAAAACCGACCGTGCCACTGCATCTGTGGAAAGTCTGATAATAGAATCCCCAATATCCCGAAATATATTTATCATTGTATCCCGGAAATCCACGCCCCTTTTTGTCAGTCTGGCAAATAGAATGTTGGAAAAAGTGGATTCTATCTTTAACGCTGTGTCTTCATAAGCTTTTTGAGTTTCTTTTAATGCCTTTTTTTGATCTTCTGACATCTCAACTGCAACCGCTCCCGCTTTTTCAATAATAGGTGCCATTTCATCAATTTTCTCATTAAGCTTTTCCGTGTTATCTTTTGCTTTTTTTATATTTTCATCATATTTCTCTCCAAACTTATCAACTAAATCATCTACCTTTTGTATATCTGCTGGAATTTGTTTGAATGAATCTACAACTTCACCTAATACAGGTATTGAATCGCCAACCTTATCAATACTATCGCCAAGGCCTTTAAAGGCCTTACCAACTAATGGGATTTCCCCAAGAATACCTAAGAAGGCTTTTATCTTTCCAATTACCCATTTCATCATCCTGCCAATACTTCTCCAAACAACAATCTGTGCGCTTAATATAGCCTTCCATACAACTCCTGTTTTCGCCGCTATTGCAACTACTTTTATAAATTTCTCTATTCCATTTTTTATAAATGTATCAAGCGTGTCTTGACTTAGTCCCACACTGCCTTTTATTGAATCAAACCCTTCGACAAGTGTATTTAAAAAGGAATTCATTGAGGACGATTGGGCGACCATTGCCTTAAACTTATCATTTCCTTCTTTGGTAATTGCACTTAATTTTGCAATTGCATCTGCGGTACTATTCGATTGCAACGAAACTCGACTTATAATGTTTTCACCTGCAGCCAATGTTGCATTTAAAAAGGCAGTTCTCTTTTCCACATCGGTTAACTGGCTTGCCGTTTTGCCCAGCGTTGCGGCATATACTTCATTTGCCTGTTCAACTTTTATAATTATACCTAAATTATCGAGTATCAACTTTGATTGACGACCAATACCAATAGAAATATCTTCAAAAGATTTCGCCACCGTGTCACCAGTCGCCTTTGATGCAGATCGGGCAATTTCCATTAGTTTTGTTATTTTATCAGGCGCAATTCCTAATAGCATGGCACGACTCGCACTTCCAATAAGCTCCATCGTGCTGACCGTGCCATCACTAACCTTTTTCAAGCTTGAAATGATTTTATTGCCATCAGATCCGAAACTTTTTGCCAAACTCTGAAATGCAATTGTTTGCTCCCGGATCTTTGCACCTTCAGAAATGCTATCAATGCCTTTTTTGATAGTTAATACGATGCCGGCAATAGCTACGGCAACTGCAAGGAAATTTTGTTTAATAGTCCGTGCAACTGTAACCGCAACTTTCCCCATAGATGATATGGTGGTTTTTACCCCCTCGAAAGCGGTATTCATTTTTGATGCAACAGAAGAGGAGATTCTTTGAAGTGCGCGAAGCTGGCCTTGAACCGCTTTTACGGCGGCCTTAGTTGCCGCTTTTGCCTTAACAGTAATTTCAACTTTACGCTCTGCCATGTTATTTGTCGTTTTTACGGTTAGTATGTGAAATAATTTGAGCTTCAATCGCTCTGAACCATTTCACGTCAACATAATATTGATCGTAATAACCGCCGTCTCTTGGCAGACACCTAAGCTTTGTATCAAGTGAAGGATTGCAAAATAGATATGTTTGTAATACGGCAGGAAGCTTTTTCCAACCAAGTTTCTCACATACTGCGTCAGAATTTGTATTGGTTAGAAATAATTCGACTGCCGTCATTATTTTTTTTCTTTGTCTTTTGCCTCCGATTCGGGTTCATTTAATTCATTGTCTTCATCTATTTTCTCAACAATTTTAATCCTTATCCAGTTGGCAAGTTTCTTCTTATTATCACTGTTAAATTTTATAGTCTTGTTGTCTTTGTCAACAACATTCCTCCAGTCCTTGAGAGCATAGTCAAATTTTAAAGACCTAACCTTTCCGCCGAGATACTTAACAAAACTCTTTTTACTTTTTGAGTCTGTTGTCGTAATAGTACTGTTGTCTTCTATCTGGTCAAATTCCCATTGAGTGAGTTTTGACAATTCGAAAACCGGATTCTTTTCACCTAAACCACAATCTACTACAAAATCATACGTTTCTTTATTATCGAACATCTGCTTCATAAGATCTCCTTATTGGGTTTATCCTGACCTGCAGGTTCCTACCCTGCAAGCCAAGCACTTAATTATGTCACTGTTATTTTGATTGCATCATCACTCGCACTATCATCAACTTGTGCTGTAAACGGTATAGTTTCATTGACGATAGCACTGAATCCAGACAATGGCGCATCATTCTGTTCCATGTTTATCTTTGCACACTCAAGTATAAATGTATTTGAGTTTCTGGCAAATGTGACTTTAAACGATGTCTGCGTATTTGCTAAGAACAACGCGCGTGCGGTTGTATCTGTAAAGAGCCTGGTGAAAGTCCCGGTAACAAGCAAACTCGTTGCTGGTATTTCTCGCCTTGTTAAAGACGCTCCTGTCCATAGATCAGTAATCAGGTTATTGTTTAGTGATAGCGTAAAGGCTGTTATTTCGTCATCTTGAGCACCACCAATTTCAAATGTGGCTTCAGAATGCATGTATGGATCATCACCAGAATTAAAAGACGGTGCGCCAATAGACGCATCATTTCCACCCTTGCCCTCAATAGCAACGTTACAAACTAATCCTTCGCTACTATTGGAACTAAAGTCCATGCTGGATATTTTATCGCCGCTGGTATATAAGTCACCAACTCCCCTATCAACATGGACAACCACTGATCCTATAGTTGCCTGGCCTTTTGCAGAATAAGGACTTGATGCATTGCCGAGCGCGGCTTGCCACCATTTTTCTGTATTGTTAGGAGTGACATAAAAGCTGATACCACCGGTAACAAGCTCTCTCATCAGCCTGCCTCCCTGCTGCTGTCTACTGTTTTGTATTACCTGCGGATAGAAATAGTCTTTCTGGTGAATAAGACTCTCAGATATAATAGGCTGGAACGTATCTACCGTCCCTCCTGAACCGAAACTCCCTTCAGTGCGAAGCCCCACATAACCAGTACTGGCCAATGTAACTGCCATTATTTATACTTCCTCATAATAAACCTCCATTATTAAATTAAAATTCTATTTCTTTATTGATTCCTTTATGTCGTTTTCTGCCATAACGGTTTTTATGATCTTTCTGAGTTTCTTTGTCAGTTCGTTGTCTTTGCGTAAAATTCGGCAGAATAGTCCCATTAACTTCTGCGCCGATATATCAAGTTCAAGCCATTCCCTTCTTTTAATATGCCCACCGGAATACGCTATACGCTTTAGCTCTGAATTGACAACCATTTTTATATTGCCTAGAAATTCGTTTTCTTCTTCGAGACCAGTGCACAAGATACTTACTACTTCATTTTCTCTGATTTTTATTATCAAACCAGATTCCTCTTTCTCAGTCAACATTTTATTTGGCTTTGAATCACTCATAATTTATATAACCTTTTGAATAAATGTTCTTTGTATAATTTTCCAACACGCTCATATAGACGATCAAACGGCAGTAGCAACAGGATACTTGCCATCCACTTCGGCACTTTTAATCCAACCAATAAAGTGAATAAACGCTGCATATTCTCAAGCTTCCTTGCTGTTTTCTTATCAAATAGCAAGACAGTCTTGCCAAAAAATGCATCTGGTATTGTCGATATATCTCCGTCAAATACCCCTGACTTGATACATCTATTGCCAAGTTCCGTTGATGGATACGGCTGACAAAGCGATGCCCAACTGAGCCCGGTTTTGGATTTTTTATTGAACTCAAAAGTGTTCCACATGTCCTCAATGGTATTACAAAACGGAATACCGATCATATTTTCCATGCGAAAAGGCATTTTTAGTTCATGGAGTATATCTATAGCTTTATCTACTTTTTCCTGTGAAAACTTTTTGCCAAGTATTTCTTTTCTGACTTTACCGTCTGCGGATTCAAGAGCAAATGTTATTGAGTTACACCCAGCCTTTTGTAATAGCCTTATTCTATCATAATCAATATATTCTATTCTCATTTGTACGTGAAATGGAACGCCTACGTGGAAAGGCCAAAAGTCTGCTAATATTTCAAGATTCTTTTTGCTTGCACCCATTTCATCATCCTGGAAAAAGAAAAATTTGGTTTCCGGATAATCTTCTTTTATCTTTGTCGCCTCATTTATGACTCTCCATATTTCCCGTTGCCTCAGTCTTTTGCCATCGAATATCTCATTAAATTGTGAATTAAAACAGAACGTACACGCAAATGGACACCCACGGCTTGAACTAATCGACCTAATAGGATTATTTTTATTGTGTTCATATTTATATAAAATATCTCTGTCTGGATCTGGCAATTCATCTAGCTTTTGTGGTGGTAATTTAGCATTAACCAATCCTGCCTTATTACAGCTTACATATTCTATACCCATAGAAAAAACATCCTCATTCCTCAAGTGTTCACACAATTCAGGCAGCGCATAATCACCTTCGCCCTTAATAACATAATCAATATGCGGTTGGCTCATAACATCATCCGTGCAGAATGTGGCATGGGCACCACCAAAGATTGAAATAAAACGGTAGTTTTGCTTAAGGCATTTGTTAATATCATAAAAACACTTCTGACCGCCTGTCCAAATCTGATAACAAATTATATCAGGAGTATGAGTTTTTACATATCCAATATAATCAGTGTCTTTATCGATCTGCAACAAATCGACTTCAAAGCCTTTTTGCTTTAAACCGGCAGATAGGTACCCAATTCCAAGGGGTTCGATAACAAATCGCTTTGTTATAAATAAAATCTTATTCAACTTTTTGCTCATTTCCCTAATTAGTTACTATTGTTATTCCAAATCCGAGGCTGTTTGTAATTCTATTTCTACATTATGAGAAGTATCACCATGGAACTCAACAATCTTCATTTGCCTCTTTATCAAACGCCACACCCGGTCAACATCAAGCCTCTCAATACATGTTGGCTTTGATTTACAATGAGCATGGCACCTAATAGGCCGACACGTTGGGCACGGCTCAGACACGATATGATAAACATTATCGCCATATCCTCCGGAAGTTTTTGGTATTGTACAACCACATAATTGAAATACTTGTGTTCCGGTAGTTGCAGCCAAAGAAGTTAATCCAGAATCAAGTCCGATGAACATATCAGCATTATTCATCAAATGCCATATTTCAGTAAAGCTACCTTTAAATCGATGGTCATCATCAACCATCTGCATATCTTTATCACCACCAACCTGGTAGATTGTGTATCCGGCGTCTGTCAATAATTGATTCAACGTATACCAATCTTTGAAATCCTTATCTGAATTTCTAGTTTGACAATGAATTATGGCCACCGCATATTTAAAATTGATTATCTCGGGTCCTATTTTTGGATTAGGATAAAAGACCAAAGGTGTTTTCTTTACCGGCAATCCGCATCTTAATTGATAATAATTGAGCAAATGATTATGCCTCAAATAATCAAGCTGGTGCCAGATACCATCCTCCCACTTGATCTGCTGAGGAATCATAACCTTGTCATAACCGCCTTTGATCGCATGTTGTAATATCAGATCCCATTGAGTCAACCAATTCTCGCATACTTCTATTTTATGGAAATCAGGATTATATCCAACGAGTTCCAAGTAGCACGTGTTTGTAAATAACGTGATTTCTGTATCTTCTCCATGATGTTCTTTAATATTACGTGCGAGTGGATTATTAAGGATTACATCGCCCATGTCTTTTACAAGCACTAGCATTATCTTTTTCATTGTTCTCCTTTTCAATTGTCTACATACAACATTGCCCATCCTGCAGCAATTCCAGTGCTGTTCGTATCTGAATCAGCCTCTATTGTTATATCATTCATTTCTTTGAAACCTCCCTTTGGAATTGGATACACTCTTGGCAAGGCGCTATTACCTGAAGACATAACGGATGCCTCCTCCTGTACCTGAAAAACATCCCCAACTGGCCTGACTTTTAATCTTAAGCTGCAATTTGCGTTTACCTTGCCAGACAGAGAACCGAACCATGTAATAAAATGCCCTGTTTTTCCTGCAGGAATTGTATCTGCGCAAATCATTGTGGAGTTATAACCGATAGGCAATGCCATCATGATATTTGCCGTGGTTGTTTTCTGCCGACATGTAATCTCTCCAACATTGTCCCCACCATGACATCTCGCTCTAGACATTCTCAAATAAGCACCAACAGTATCAACCCCTGTTACCCCATTAGTTATTATGTATTCACCCCCTACATCTACATAGGAAGAATTAAGAAGATGCCTCAATTTGATAACTGGCGTTCCCGTAGAGGCTTTAGTGGCGACCCTATAAGCATCATTTACTGCAATAGCAGTGCTTCCTTCAAATCTCCACACCGTGATTATTGTTTCAGTGACAGATACTATTATCCCATGATCGGACTGAGTGTCATTTATTAAAACATCGCCAGCCGCCACTCCATCACTTGAAAAAGTGGCTCCTGTATCTTCCATGGTTGTAGTGCTTCCACCCGTTGCCGTGCCGCTTGATACTAATGTCCCGATATCATTCCCACTGCTACTAAAGACTTCTAATATTTCTGCCGCTACCGCATTATGCCCTGTATAAACCCCACCACCATTCCATATGGTTTCAAATGTACCAACTGCATTCGGTATATTAGGGTTACGTCCAAACTTATGCACCACAGAATGTCCCGGTATATTCCCCTTCGCAACTTCTAATAAAAAATCTCGTGTCCAAAGAGGATTTCCAGGAATACCCATTTGTTTCTGCGATTGATCTCCTAAATATGCAGCAATCTTTGATATCTCTTTATTTAAATTAACAGCCATTGTTTCCCATCCGTCCTGTTATATCGTTAAACAACTTAATAGTTTCCTCGCAGTGAGCAATGTTCTTTGTGCCAAAACATATTACATCCGGATTTATTTCATTGATAATCATGTGGAAGGTGTTGGTAATTACACTTGCAACATGACAAGGCTTCGCCATAAAAGAAAGACCATCATTAAATGGCTTTATTGCAAATACATATTTATCCTGCCTCTTTAATTCTAATGCAAAATCTTTCATTTCAGGGCTTGATTTTGGATGATACGGTATCATGAAAAACTTACATTCCGGGTGTTGTTTTAAAAACATAAACCCCATTCCTGCTGACTCAGTTGTAATGCCAAGCCGTGGGAACATTTTAGTTTCTAAAAGTTCATGATATAATTTATCACCGGTATTGTATAATTGTTTATCGTCCAGGTCGGATATCCACATTATATCTGGTATGCGCTGTAATGTTTGCAAGCTGTTTTTGACCAACATTAAATTTTCATTATATTTATAAGCTGAAACCTTAGTCATTATCTTAACGGTCGGATTCTCACAATAATTTCCGAGTATTGCTTCACTGATTCCATATCGATGATGGCTATCGAATAGATTTATTCCAAGAGCCAATGCCCTCTCAATTAATGGGTATGCTAGTGCTGTCGGTAGGTGCTCAAATTTCCCACCGCCGAGGCATAACCGGGAAATATCTAAACCGTCAATATTTGTTGTTTTCATACTATTTTTTTATTATATTGTATGCAGTAAGCTATATTATGTAATACTTGGTGATTAGACGAGCACGAATCTTTTGATTTATCTATTTTGGCATTGATCCTGTTTACCCACACTGACCTCTCATGGTTCCTTGCCGATTTTTGTATTGATTTAATTTCTTGATTTTTCATCTAATTAATCCCCAATTCCTCACATACCTCATCGTATGTATTTTTAAATTCTTCTCCAGATTTCCACCACGCAGCATCTATCCCAGCAGACCTCATATAATCACACTCACCACAATAAGACAATTCTTTCTTTTTGCCTTCAATAAATGCTTTCCGGATATCCATCATCGGCTTGCCATGCCATATCTCTTTAAGTGTTTGATATTTTAAATCACCTATCACAACGGTACCTCGAACATCTTGGCAGCAAACAACGGCACGCCCATCTGCCATAATACTTAAATCAAGGAATATCCGCCAGCAAGGAACATTAATATCCCCTGCCATATATTGAGATTCTTTAATAATCTTGCTGTCAGAATCAATCAATCCACCAATGTTCTGCACCCCGGAACCACCAACATCATCAACGCCCATATCCTGAAAAAGCTTATGATATGCATCCAGTGATTTTTTGTTGGCTTGTTGTGGCACAATAGCCGTTTGAATCTTCATATTGACACTGCCAGCATTTCGAATCTTAACAAGATTTCTTACATTCTCAACGACTATATCAAATTTCAACCCAACACGGATTTTTTCATAATCCTCTGCATTCCCACCATCAATACTGATTACAATTATATCAAGTCCTGATTCTAATATTTTTACAATTTTTTGCTTATCCAAGAGGCTTCCATTTGTGAAGAATACCAACTTCTTATCTGGATTAATTTCCTTAGTATATTTAATTCTTGAAACCAGCTTATCAATATCCATCAATAACGGCTCACCATTTAGATGAAAGTGGATGTATTCCATATGATAATCCTTGCATTCAACAACCGCTTTCTGGAATATATCACTCGGCATTTCTCCTTGATAGCGTGTCATGCCACCACGCGGACACATAGTGCAACGGGCATTACACCCGGAATGGCTCTCTAAATGTATCTCCGCTGGGAAAGCCATTGCCTTTGTTAAATATTCCTTTAGATTCAATGTGTACGTCCTCTATTTTTAATGAATTGTCTATAAACGATAAGTCCATTGTTAATGTTATATCTCCGCGTCTGACTATACAAGTATGCTTCACTCCCAAATAATATAACCAATCAAATCTCCGCGTACCTTAACTTCAAATTTCTTGAATATATCGGTCAAAAAAGCAATGAAGTCTCCAATATTCCAATGCCATAAATGCTCCGGATTGTCATTTGCCATTCCGCTTGGTAGAATGCCACATACTACCTTGGCCACTCCCTTTTGTTCTCTCAATGCTTTTCCGGGGCATGTAAAATGTTCTAATGAATGCTGGGAAAAGGCAGCATCGAAAGGGGTTTTTACATACTTGCAAATTCCTGTTAATTCTTCAGACAATGACTGCTCAAAATAAACATTTGATATATTATTCCTCTCTTGCAAATCTCTAGCGAGTTTTATGAAAATTCTTGATCCGTCTATGGCAGAAACCCGACAATCATTATTCAATGCGTATGACAAAGCAAATAACCCATTTCCACAACCCATATCAATAATGCTTTTACTATCTTTTAACACGGAATCGTACATCCATTTAAATATTGTTCCGGTATCTCCATTATCAGTCAACAAATAATGATCTTTAATCCTCTGCTTATCCCATTTGTCAAAGTTATTTACAATATCCTTGTAATATCCTGATTCCATTGCCTGTATATCGAGATAGCGAGAAACATCATCAACACTTTTACATCCATCAGGATATTTATGTTTAATTAAATATCTCCTTCAACAACTGAATTGCCACATCATTCCACTGCATATCAAACATGTCTGCACGTCCAGCATCTCCCAAAGTACATCCATGAACCGGTTTACTGGCCAACGCTCTCATTTTTGCTTTCAAATCTTCTTTATCCGGAATAAGCCACTTATGATTTAACGCCTGTGGACATTTCTTTATGTATTCAACGCAGTCTATAGTTTTTTCCAGGCACTTAACAGTAAGGCCATTAACTCCGTCCTGCACAAAGTCCATATACCCGCCCTGAGCCGTTACAATTACCGGTAGTCCTCTGGACATGGCTTCTGCCACTGGCAAGCCAAGTCCCTCGCCTCTGGTCGCCAGAACGAAGCAATCACACGCATTGTATAGCCTTGGCAAGTCGTCATAATACAACTTGTCTGTATTTAATAAGATCCTTGGGTGTCTACCATGCTTTTTAATCATATCCTCTATCAAATATGACAATTGATATCGATGCATTGCTGTGAACCCACCCCTATGTGTCTTGAGAATCAGTGTCACATCTTCTTCCGGGCCAAATTCCTCACAATAGGCATCAAGTAAGATGTCAAAGCCCTTACGCTCTGTGAAGTCGCCAACACTCAAGAATGTATACCCCTTTTTGTTTAATATGTTTGCTGGTTCCTCACAATACCGGAATGAATCTTCAATGCCGAAACCAAGACTGGCAACATTATCCAAAGTCTTTGACCAATGGGCTCTGTTGAATTCACTGAACGTAAATACCTTTTTGACACGCTCGAAATAAGGAAGCCATTCTGACGGAACTTTATCAGTTTCAAACAGACTGTAAATATATGCCTTTTTTAAATCAATATCTTGCGGAATGTCGTCTTGCCACTTCTGCATAACAACAACCGGAGCATCTTTGATAAAGGGAGTATCGGCCATTCTTTTAAGCCTGCTTGTTTTGTCTGTTGGCAAATTCACAATCTCCCTGTTCCATCCCTGTATATTCCGGAATGATACCTTGACTCCAAGTTTATCCAACGCTTCTAAGAGACCACGCGTGATCAGTTCGTATCCAGATTGCCCTTGTGCGGCTCCGTACCAGTTTAAAGCATATGTCATATTAATCCTTTTTCTTTAATTTTATTGTAGGTATTTCAAATTCAATACCATAATTCGTGCAGTTAAGTGTTATGCAAAATACAGTCTTTTCATGGCAATCTTGCTCTAATTCAACTTTACACTCAGGACAAATAACCTTGACAAAGGCATTCATAAAAGGCATCACACCATCTCCATTACAACGTTATATTTTAAAGGATGCTCGATTTTATCTATAACCTTTTTCCACTGCATATCAATAACCCCTTGAGACAAATTCTCTTTAGCCCAATCGTAAGCTTTATCAACCATTGCGTTCCGCTTTTCTGCCTTCATAGACTTCATTTCTATAATAGCCTTGGCAATGTCCTTTGGATTCGCCAATGGCCTTTCTGTTAATTCCATTCCCGTTATATATGCCGTTGGTTTCACCTTAATACCTCTGCCATTCCCAGCAAGCTCTCCGGTTGCTGCATTGTCAATGGTAATAACCGGCAATTTAGCCATCATAGCCTCAGCAACATTATACCCGAATCCTTCCCCGGCTACGTTTATCAGGCAATCAGCAATTCCGAACAAAAGATTGTATTCCTTTTCTGTCATCATTAATAACGGTGTACTTGCCTCGGACATTTGTTTAAAGGTATAAACTTTATTTTGTAACCCAAACTCTGCGATTAACATATTAATATTATAACCCTGTGGATCCGCAAAGTTTGAATTTATCCATAATCCATAGTCTTTGTCATGCCCACAATCCATTAAAATCTTGTATGCCTTCATTACATCGGCCAAGCTCTTCCTGAAATGTGTTCTTCCTGTGTAAAGGCATAGAAATTTATCTGGTGGAATATTTAATTCCTGCCTGAGCTTCGTTCTTTCTTCTTTTGAAATTGGATGAAAAACTTTCTCGTTAATTCCGTGATATATCCGCTCAATCCTGTTTGTCACTTCTGGAATAGTATGGATAACAGCCCGTCTTCCATACTCACAATATGTTATTATATGGTCTGCATGGCCTAAGTGAGTCGCATGGTGCTTTGGCATGCCTCCACCGTATCCAGTGCCATCAACCGCACAATATGAAACCCACTTGAACAATCCTCTTACTGGTGACTGTCCGATATAAGCAAAGTTCCATATATCACCAATTGTCAACACAATATCCGGACGATTTTCTCTGATCAGATCACCAAACATTGCAGATCCGTAATCTTCTACTGCATAAATCACATTGAACGGCAGTTTTTTATTTCTGTTTACCTCAGAAGGACACCAAGCATTATAAAACACTCCATGCCCAGCTTTATACAACGCCATTGCCACATCATGACCTATACGCCCTTGGCCAGTTTGCAATCTCGGGTTCTCGCCTATTACTAATATATTTGCCATTATGTTATCATTTCCTTAATCGTATCAATTTCCTTTTTCGTTTCATTAAGCGTTTCATAAATAACCGTGGGACTCAAACCACGCTTATTGCAACGATCAGTAGTCGCCAATACTGCATCTTCAACTTCCGATTTGTTAAGAAATTTTGCAGCCAATAGGCACGTCAACATATTAATAAATTCAATTTGAACTATGCCTACTTGTGTTTCTTCATCCATTATGCTTTTTTCTCCAAATTCCCTTCAATCTCAGCCGTTAAAATTGCAATCTGGAAATAATCCGGCTCCCTCGGCAATGTCTCATATGCAATCTCTGTAATAACGATAGCGCCCTTTACAAGATATCCATCAAGTGTGTTGAATTCAATCACATCAATAACATCTTGAACTTGCTGGACAATCCCTTTGTTATTTCCGCCACCTATAATTGCTTCTTCCATATTAGGGTATACGGCAAGTATAGTAATTTGTATTTCATGATTTGGCCTAATTTGTAATGTGGTTTCAACTTCTCTGCCTGTGTTTTTAGGAGCGATGGCAATAAAAGGCAATTTTTCTACTGGAATCTCAATCCCAACTGCTTTTGCTAAATCAACCGGCATTATCTCTATTGTGGCGGAGCCAGTAAGATCTAGCATTAATAACGCCTTAAGCCTTTTTAATGTTTCCTTCACTGATCCAATACCTCCATAACCCAGTCTGCAAATATTTCAACATTCGCATCAATGTCTTCATTGCTAAATCCGAGGTATTTACGTTGAGGTACCCGGCCTTCACCAAATTGATGCTTTGCAGCGATGTCCTCCGCTCCGGACTTACGCCTGGCGCGAATACTCATTACCGTTTTAGTAAGCGAGTGTATTGTTTCGACAGACTTCTTCAAATCCCCGGTGTCCTGCAATATCATATCTCCAGCAATGCGGCCTCCAACCTTCCGAGTGCCTTTTCTCCTTTGTGCAATAGTTGCCGGCCTTAATGGTGCCCGGACTGCCCATTTAACCCCATCAGGTGTGCTTTCCTTCCTGAAATTATCATCTGTGCTTTTTAACATAAACAACCCAGATCGCTTTAACGGCACTTGCGTATTCTCCAATTTCTTGAAGTCATCACCAAGTTTTTTGCTAAATTGCCGGATAGTGGTTGAAAAGTCTATGCCAATCATATTTATGCTCTGTCACTTGCAATCTGGTTTTCCAAGTCTTCATCAAGCACTTGGTCAAATTCACCATCTACATCAAATACTGGAGTAAAACCATTATGAGTAAAGTATCCGGAAGAAGTTGTTACCGCAGTACTCAGGCCCTGTCCGGACTCGCCTATTTTCTCAAGCCGTTCTTTTGCTTCTGCATACTCGGTATTAAGCGGATTCTCTGCAACGCTTTGCAACCGCTTTAATCTCTTGTTTTCAATCCACCATGATGCAATTGTATCACTATCTTCATCAATTATTGGATCTACATCAGCCGTATCAAACGGCACTGTATACTTGCCTCTCAATAGACTATTTATAAGATTAAATGCAAACTTACGACCCTGTGTGATCATTGCTTCTGAAACCAAATCTTCGCTAACAAACATATCCCTACCTTCTAACACACCACCGCTTAAATGGTAATTCCTTATATTTTCCGCACTTCCATAAGCTGTAGCTGCTGCCATTTATTCTCCCTATGAATAAGAATAAGTCATTACTTGTTTTAAAGATACACCACGCTCAAGACTGTCTCTCATTTGTCCTGTTATTTCTTTGAATGCCTCGATATCCCAGTTGTCGCAATTAGCGCAAATAGTTGGGTAAACGCCAACCCATACACCGCCACAACTTTCACAGATACAAAACAATTCATTATTTTCTCCTCCGATAGCCTTACATGCATTAAGCCATTCTTCAACATTATTAAAATGCGGTGCACTCGCACCATTTATCTGTTTAAGCGGATACTCACCCCAACTACCACGGATATAATCGTTTTCGTTTCTTTGCTTTTCATTTTCCGGAAAAGATACTCGTAAATCCTCTAGTGAAATCACCTTTAATGGCAATGGTTCAAGAGTCTCAGCCTCTTTGGATATCTTGCGTTTACTATTTCCTTTTGATTTCATGATATTTGCCTATTCATATTTATAGAAAGCTGTATCAACTATATTGCCACATACACACTGTGTAGGTTTCAAATCGATGAACACGCCTCCACAACCGCCACATACATAAAACTCATGGCCATGATCGCCACCAAGCTCAACCAACTTCGTTTGCAATTGATTAACACTGCCTAAAGCCGGTGCATTCGCAGATTGTGGCATGGAAGGCCACATGTCCTCTACAGCCGGTCCTTGTTCTCCTGCCTCTACTTTACCATGAGAGTCTTCCGTGGATTCCTCTGCAACCATGTGAATAGGCTTTGACTCTTTTTCAAGTTCATCTTCAAACGGCTGAACTTCTTCTCCATTCTCTGGGGTTTCGTTTTCCAAACTACAATCTCCTTTTAAATATTCCCGTCAAGTTTAACTTTACCCTTTTGGGTTCTTATGATTTTGCCAATTTCACCTTTTTGGCCTTTGTCTTTCTCGCCATAGATCATACCTGAAATTGCATCCTCATTAAAACCTTTTTCGTGCAGCTCTAAAACACGCTTTTCATGAAGGTACTCCATATGCAACCCCTGGCCACACTTCCTAACCTCCTCATTCTGGACTTTAAATCCGTAGGAACTAATGCTCTTGGTGCCTACTGAGTCTCTGCGTCTATGTAGTCTCTTTGTTTTGCTCGTTATAATATTTGCCATAATTTTACTTTAAATGAAAAAAGGCAGAGGCCCCGTACAATCATGTAGTGACCGTAAGAAACACACTGCCTTTTTTTGGATATAGATTGGTTTTTGAAACATTATCATATCTCTCTCAGATATAAATTATAAAGCTTATTATAATGAACCCGTTATCTTAACCGGTTAAAACACTATGCAAGTTATAACCACAACCACTCGCAACAGTTTTTGCAACACGAATCTTACTGATTTCATAAACAGTACCAGACTTCGGATTGTCTCTCCAAGTCTTAACCGTGCCAGAACCGACACCCGCGCCGCGAACTGTAAACGTGAGGCCAAGTGTTCTTGATTCTTCACCAGGACTCGGATCAACAAAGCCAACAATCGCCCTTGAATCCCAGATCCTTGATATGCTTGGTGTCTGTCCAAGCTGTGCCGTGTTATACCTGGAAGCAGCAACCACGATCTTAAGATTGAACATAACCGGTGGCAATTCACCATCAACAAGCAACCTCTGGCCGCCATCACCCTGAATAGTATATCGAATTAAGTTCCTCAGAGTAGAATCCTTCTTAACAACATCCTTAATCTGGTCATTAAAAAGAACCTTGTTGGCAACTGCTCCACTTTCATCAAGGATGCTCTGTTTTGCCGTATCCAAATCACCTTCAATGTTAATGGTACCGGAACCAGCGTTCCATTTTACTGCAGGAGTACTTCCCGTAAGGCCTGCCAATGATGAAACTTCATCCATAACATCAAACTCATGATCAAGGTCGATGAATGACTGAATTAGCCGCACTGCATTTGCTCTTAACCTTGTCGGAGAATCTGCATTGTTCATCTTCCTGTCTGTAAGGATTTTGTGCAGTGCCTGCTCCTGGCAAATATATGATTCTGTGGTCGGCTTGAAATCGAATGTATTTGATTCCGTACCGTCCGCACGCTTTACATTTAACCTGCTTAAACCTTCTCGGTTTTTGTATACATAATATTTATCTGATTCATTCTTGACAAAAAACTCTGGATATAGCTCTAACGCCTTAAAAGCAGGGTTTGTTAAAACTATAGACAGATTTGATAGTGGTTTGTCAACATGAATATCTGAATGTTGAGGACTTCCCATTATTATCTATCTCCCTTTAAATTAAGGCATTAATTCGGATAAATCTAACCTTGCTACAACCTTGTCACCACTTGCGGTCGGCGCCTCGTTGTAGTAACCTACTAAGCCATCACCAGACGCCCAATTATCAGAACTGGTGTCATCTACGTGACCTGTTGCGCCAGCCCCAATGAATACTGGACGGCCAACAGTGCCTGCGGAATCTGCTATTACATAAGATTCCCCTGCCTGTCTAACGGTAATTCTATCTCCACTCGCCGTTGATCCTTCTTGAGCGATACCGTGACAAACATCTGCCTGCGCACTCGGAAGTGCCACAATGTGGTCTCCGTTCTCTACTGAATTGAGAACCACCGCCATATATTGTGTTATAGCCCCATTGGTACGCACGGAGATATCGTGAATACCGGACTCATTTAAACTTTGTGACATATTTTATAGTTTTTCCTTTTTAGGACTGTTTTTCTTTTTCTTTTGCGTCAAGGACTGCGTATGCCGCATCCTCATAAGAGCATTCATTTTTCCTTGCATATTCTTTGATTTCAATGTCATCCTCGACACCATCAACCGCAAACGTTTCCGTTCCGATTGTTACCTGCTTGTCATCTTCGCTTACCTTTTTGTTTTTGTCGCTCATGTTTGGATCTTTCGAAGGTGCTATTTCTGAATATTCGACTATCTTGCCTATTTTACTAAACAACTTCATAGCATACTCAAGTGTTGAAATCTTGGTGTCAACATCACCATCCTTCTGTGTCTTGATTTTATAGTCCAGTGTTTTTTCACTGTTGTCAAGACTGTATAGCAGAGTTTTCAAATCGGATTCAAAGGCTGGTATAACCGAGCCCTTTTCCTTCATCTCTGATACGAATGTGTCTATATCCTGCTTGCGCAGAGTTTCTTTGTTCTCTACGTCCTTTTGTTTATACGTATTCAATTCTTTTTTGTTTGCCTCAAGTTCCGTGGTGATCTTACTCATGTCATCGCCGGAAGACTTTTCCAATGCGTCAAGATTTGACTTGAAAGTAGAGACAGTTAAGGAAAAAGCCTCATATTCCGCCTTTGATTTTTCGTCTGTTATATTAGATTTCAGAGCATCTAAGCTCTCGTTCATTTCTTTAAACTGCTGCTTGAGAATTTCTAATGGATCCATAAGGTTGGTATCTCCTCTATCTGAGACTGAAAAAGTACAAATAATATCTTTGTCTTCTGGTTCGTATGTGTAATATATTGCCGTTTCATCACCGATTAAGGTTAAATGATTATTAACATCAATTCCACTGTCTATTTCGAGTGATAATTCTATAGGCTTCATCCCGGCCACGGCTGGTATTTCATGGCCCAATAGCGCAACCTTAACCATCACATTTTTAAACTTCTTGCCATCGATACTTATATTTCTGAATATTTCAATACTGCGCTCTGAAAACCTTTTATCCTTAATCCATTGGGCCACCTGGTCAGGCACATCAATCAAATCAACAAAAAGGCGTTTAATACCCCCAACAGTCTTAGTGAATACATTCTTAACATCTCCGTAACTGGCTAACCCCGCAAGCGCTTTCTGGTCTTCCCTGTGCGTGATTTTTACTTTCGGTATAAGCTTGTTTTTTAGAAGATTGAAATTGACGACAAAGTCCTCAATATCTTGTGCTGTAAATTTGTCTCGATTGTGAGTGCCTTCTTTGAATACTTCGACACCAGATATATTTTGAAATAACAATTTGTTTTGTCGTTTTTCCGCCTGTGTATTGCAAATGCCCATACGCTGATCGTTATCCGGAAACTCTCCTTTTAAGTCGAGCATACACCTCGTAATGAAATGTTCTCGCGTCTCACTTGTATTTGGTATTGGTAAAGGCATAATCTATTTTCCTTTAAATGTCTGATACGCTTCAATTAAAAAGTAAAGCAAACTATTCTAATTTGTCAAGCCTAATTTACAGACTTCACAAATATATTTATATCTTTCTCGATCACATCACCACTCAAAGTCGTGGCTAATATTGACAAACCATAGGTGAATCCACTGTCTCCGCTGATTATCTGAACAGAGGCCGTGTCATTAACACCATCAAAGTTTTGATCACTGATTTTGCCGCTTCCCGCTACCGTTAATGCCATTGTAACATCTGTATCACCGCTTTTAACTGTATAAGTAGCACTTGCAATCGAATCACCACTGGCAAATTCCTTAGTAAAATCGTTGCCGATCCTTAATATTTCGTTTGGCTGTTTCCTGAAATTATCTAATATGCTCATGGCCTTGGCTCACTTGTAAATATTTTAATTCTACCTTGTGACCGGTACAGCTTGCGGATGCTCTCCGTAAATACTGTTTGAGGCGAGTGAGTTATGGAAAATATATAATCTTGCGATGTTATATACTCACTTGTTTGCCTATATTTAACACTTACCCAATCTAATATCATGCTTACACGTTAGTAATTATGGTAATTGCGGTATCATCCGCACCGGTTGCACTAAATCTAAATGATATTGTATCACCATTTAAATCAGCAGCGTCTAAATCAATCTTATAAAACCCGTTACTTATTTCTGATGGAGAATTTGCAGTTGAGGCAAAAGCTCCGCCATCAATACTACGATTTGAAGAAACAGATAAACCGGTTTTTGCACTTACATGGTCAGAGGTATCTCTCATAAAAAATTGGAAATTGCTATATGCAGTATTCTTTTTTATTCCTTCCGGCAGGTTATCCGTCTTTGCTTTTATCGCAACGGTATCTCCACTAACAATGACCAAGTCCCCGCTAATATGCCTTGACTCTGCAAGGATTGAATCTATTTCACCGTCCTTGTCTGTAGTGACCGAAGATCCCATGAAATTATTTGTCGGCAATTTACCTTGCATTTGGTTTGTATCTACTAAAATTGCAGCTGTATCGCCTGAAATAAACGCCAAGGCCGTTTCGTTGCGATCTGTTGTGGCTGGTAGCTTTGCCGCATCGAGCTCTGCCAACCGTGCCTCTGTAGCAACACTTGCCAGTGCTGCGCTATCCGTGCCCCTCATATCAGTATTAGTCGACGTCGTATCAACCAGCGTCGTATTTGCACACAGATTTGTCTTTGTTATATCGCCATCGCTCTCAATTCCTAATGCATTGTAATTTGGAGCTGTTGTAGTATAGGTACCAGGAACTCCTATAACTTGTATATTAGAAGTTGAGCTTTCAGGTGAGATATGTACCATATCCCCATTTGTCTCAGCCTGAGTAATATCAAATGAATAATATCCATCCTCTAGTTCTGTTGGATTGAGATCATCAACAGCATTAGCAGCACCACCATCAATCCTCAAATTCGCAGTGATATTAAGAGCATCGCCCGTAAGAGGAGAACCATCTGTGCGATCAAATGCAAATACAATCCATTTTTGCCCTGTTACGTTTTTCTGCATCAATCATCTCCAGCTAATAAAAAGTAATAATAAAAGATCGCTATAAAAATTGCTGAATCCCATGTCCAATCTGTATTGTCAAACCAACTAAAGTCGGTGTTATCTGTGTATTCAAAGTCTGACATAATTATTCACCTACTCTACTTAATTGATCTAATATAGATAATTTTGTCTTAGAATGAAACTGAGTGAGAGGTATACCATCTCTTACTTTCCCTTTAACATCCTCTAGATACTTCTGTATGAAAGTTATTTCTTTTGTAGAAAACTGAATAACACAGTCCCACTCTTCTGCTTTCCACCTCTCCTTTACTTTCTCTGTTATTATCAACAATCTTCTCTCTTCTTCCAATTTACATTTACTTACGTCCACCGCATTCAATAAGTACAAAAGAGAGGAGATATCATTTCTACCAAACTGTGGGCTATCTTTATCGTCTACATACTTACCCTCTTTCTCCACCCTCTCATAAATAATTCCATCGTCTTTATCTCTTAAATAAGAACTAATAAAATTCAGTTCTACTACAACGGCCTTACTTTCTCCCTCATTCTCCCCTTTTACAGCCTTGATCTTCTTTTCCATCTCTTACTTCTCCTTTGGTTAAGGATTCTGAAATAAATTCACCTTCTTACTGCTTTTAAAACCACCTTCTTAGCTTCTACATCCATAGCCAGAATCTCTGCTTCTGCGGCTGCCTTCTCCTTTGTCTTCTGTGCTATCACATTATCACACTCGATAATCATCCTCTTTAAAGCTCCCTTAGAAGAAATACTCACCTGTGTGACTGGCTCTCCTACTTCTATCTGTACTTCATCCTCACTTTCTACTTCATTATCCTTTGTTACCCTTGTATACACCTTTGACATCTCTCTTCTCCTTCTATAAATTAGACCGCTCTAACTCTTCTATCCTGCTCTGCAATCCCTTAATCATCGCAGTCTGTTCTTGCATCCCTCTTACCAAAGGCATTACCATCATCTCGAAACTGACGGCTTCTCTACCATCAGGCATTCTGTCCCAACCTGCGAAAGTATCACAGTCAGCTTTATCCAAGGCTTCTCTCACTTCTTGTGCTATAAATCCATGAATAGTATTATCAGTTGCTTCTGTTATCAATGGATTATAACTATTCCATTCTTGTGGAAATTCTGACGGGGGCCTATGCTTGTACGTCACTGTTCTTAAATTATTTATAAAATCTAATCCTAGAACATCATCTACGATATCTCTCTTCTGTCTACGGTCTGATGAGTGTGTCCAAGTAGACGCTGAATTATAGTCTGCATATATATGAGAAGTGGCATTACCTATATGTACTCTTGTATCGGCTGTCCCTACTAAAGAATCCCCTATCACAATCTGACTCGCTGCTGCTACAGCGTCCACATCGGAATCCTTTCCAATACATATATTATTACTCCCTGTTGTCTCTGTATTTCCTGCTGCTGATCCTAAAAATACATTACTACTTCCTGTAGTAATGGCTAGCCCTGCATTGTACCCCATAAAGGTGTTATCAGAATGAGAATTAGTTGAAACTCCATACCCTGCACTATCCCCCACCATTGTGTTTCTTGCCCCTGTAACATTAAAATAGCCGGCTTGATAGCCAAGGGAAGTGTTATTTGCTCCCGACGTTCCACTAAATGCCGCCTTATGCCCTAATGCTGTTCCATATACTGTATTCTTATCTCCTGCTTGAGTTCCTATAAGAACACTACCCACTACCGTTACTAAATACTGACCTGCTAAAGAACCCATTATTACACAATTAGTTAACGCCGATCCTCTTAAAGCAACGTTCGGACCTATAAGAACGTTAGCGTGGGTTGCACTAAGAACACTAGCTGCATTATATCCTATAACTACATTAGTAGTTCCTGTAGTAATCCCGTCTCCTGCCAAAGAGCCCAGGAGAACATTGGAGCTGCCTGTCGTTATTGAGAAACCCGCATGATAACCTAGGAACACATTATCAGAGTATGAGTTAGCTGCCACACCAGTTCCAGCCTGGGCACCTACTATAGTATTATTCCCACCCGTTACATTCTCCGCACCCGCGCTCCAACCTACACAAGTATTGTGGGTTGGCGTTGTTTGATCTTTACCAGCATTCCTACCTATCAAAGTGTTATAACTTCCTGTAGCTGCAAATCCTGCATCCGCTCCCACAAATGTGCCGTCGATACCCGTAACCATCGCTGTTCCTGCTCTATACCCTACCATAACATGGCTAGTTCCAGTAGTAACAGCTGTTCCTGCATTATCTCCAAGAGCCGTATTTAATGCTCCTCCACCTAATAAACTATCTAACGCTGTTGAACCTAATCCTACATTATTAGCTCCACCCCCCGTTGTAGCATCACTCAAATCATCTATTGCAGATGCCCCACCGGCTGCTACCTTCCATAAAGCATTGCCAGTTCCCGTATCTTTCGTAAGAACATATTCATTAGTTCCTCCACTAACCTGAGACAAAGCATCCATTGCTGCCTGAGCTGTTGTATTTCCCGTTCCTCCCTGTAATATAGCCAAAGGTGTCTCCAACGTCAACGCTTGCATATGCATTGATTGAAGTATCCATCTCTTTGTTCCTGGATTAGTATCTGGAGAAATAACTGTTGGTGAGCTCTCCCCTGCCCCTGAGTCATCATCTAACCAATAAGGATAGAAGGTATTGGCAGTATTTACCAAAGCAAAATCAAGGTCATTAAGATTATCCCCATCAATCTCCGACCTATCTAACGCTCCCGACCCTCCTCCAAGTAATACTGTTGCTCCATAAGCTTTTGTCATGGCTGTTCCTTTTTAAATATTCTGTCTCGGTTCTATTGGCTTACAAGATAATATATACCAAGATTTTTCCGGAAACCTTTTCATCGGTATCAAAATTATCCCGTCTTCTGTTTTAACTAAAATATGTTTTCTGCAAAAATAAACAATTTGCCCATTTTCATGTCCTGTTGAATTTCCTATTCGAATCCAAGACATTTTCCCGATATTTCGATTGCCTTTAAAATTCTGATACGCGACCTCATTGATAATTACGTTCCTAAGATATACCACAATAAACGCAACAACCAAAAGCTGAAACAATGTGAACAATAGATCAAATTGTAATCCGCCTTCAACTAATTGCTTTATTGAACTGGCTATATCCATGATTATTTAACAATATTGCCATCCCTATCATATACTTTTATAATAGCGGTTGGCGTGTTCTTGCCGTTTCCCAATGACTCAATGCCCAAACTATTACATCCGCCTATAATTACAGGGAAAACAATTGCAATGCAAAAGACTATCAAAAACCATTTTTTAGGGCCCACGATATCTCCTTTTTATTTAAACATAAATTAGATCACTAAAGGCACCGTTCTTATGCCCCATTATATTGTCTTTGGCAAAATCGGCTGGTGTATATTCATTAGACGGATATCCCCCTTGTTCGTCGTGTTCTTTTAACACGCCCATTCTTTGCAAAGCTTCAGCGACTAACTCGCTACAGAAAATGCTTGATAAATCTTCTTCATTATCGCCGAATATGCCATCATAAGCAGATTTCATCAACTCTATCTTGCTTTGTTCATAGTCACGGCCTTTAATTTCTTTTCTTAAACCAATAAGGGATTGTCTGATTGTAGATGTCATCTCAACATCAAGCAATCGTCTGAAAGCAACACGGCCTGACGGATAATCTCTTATTCTTGCGGATAGAGGCCTTATTGCAACTCCCTGCCTTTGGTTCCTGCTTTCCACGTCTTTGACTTTACTCAATGTCGTGCTTTCCCATAATAGCAACATGTCCCACTCTTCATCCTTTATCACCATACCGACATGACTCCATGGAGATCTGGAAGCAAACTGGATACCCATGCTTATAAGTCCAGTTCCGGAAAACAAAACAATATCACCTGTCCTTAGTTCGTCCCTCATCCAGTCATACTGGACTATTTCTTTATCTTTTTCCACGGACAATCCCTCCTGATAGTGGCTTCAATTCTAATATCATTTCTTTTATCTCGGCCTTTGTTATTCTATTATCTTTTTTATACCAAAAAAAGAATCCAGAAAACGTCGTAATACCAACAAGCATGCAACTTATTAATGCTATAATAAAAGCTTTTTTGTCTCTGGCTTTTTCATCCAATCGTTTTGTTTCTGCAATTATCTCTTTTTTCGCCTTTTCTTCACCAACCGACTCGGCAATAATGATATCTAATTTTGTTTTTATCTCTTGCCCCTGTACTGAAATATCATTTATATGCCCATTTTGCTTCTTGTTATAAGCCTTCATTAATGCCATGTCGTCGTCATGTGGGCATTTATAAGCTTCTAATTTTTCAAATATTTTTTGTATTATCTCGTGAGTGCTTCTTTCATGTTGTGTTAATCTGCTGTCGATTGCAATTGCTTTTTCATCGATTAGTTGCACGGCTTTATAAATATCTTCAATAAGCCCACGACTCTTTTCTTTTGTCTCTTTTTCTTTATTTTGCCAAAAACGAAGCATTACCATAGTTATACCTTCACTATTGGAGTTCCACCAAATCCAACGCCACGAACCGCACTTTGCTTTCCCGTTGTTCTTAAATCCGCCTCTTCGTCCGCAAGGCTTGACACCGTTGGCGGCGTTTTATTAGCTTCAAATGTTGTTATCGGCACTGTGTGAGTACGGCAATTATGGTGTGCCGGGAAAGTTGGTGCATCAGTCTTTTTAAATACCTTTCCATCAAGGCCAGCACAATAATCAGTAGTCCTCGAATCTAAAATAGCCGACACCTGTACAAATGGAATAAAGTCCGCAATCTCCGGATCTTTATAATACATTTCCCGTCCCCTGTTCTGAGCCGTACTAACGTTGTTCCTGACGATTGTATTAAGCCTGTTTGGGGTTGTCAGATTAGCACTTATAGATCCTTTATCGATATACCTATCAAATAGATTCTCAAGATTCACTGTCGCAGTCTTGGCATCGCCAGTTGCAATAGCATCAAATAATATCATTTTTGATTGATTAAGAATATGAGTTGATTCAATGCCACTAATAGCAAAAGCAGTGTCCTCATAATATGCCATCTCTTTAGTGGTACCGAGTACCAATTCAGTCCTAGATCCATCTTCTTGGACTTTCCGGACAATTCTCTTTGTTCTCATAAATTCCAGGGCCTGTGCCGTTGGCATAGGCATCCACGGGTCAAATTCCGGAGCACTGGCATATTCAATTATATGCGCAAAGGCAACGGCCTTTGGTATTTTCTTTTTCTCCAGTTGCAAAGGGACTTCACCGTTTATTAACACCTGTGATTCTCTGAATTTATTATCAAGGTCAATCTTTACCATCCAATTCCGTAATATATTCTTGAAGTCACCAACATTTCTTAATGTCATTTTATTGATGGCCTTATTATCGTTATTCTTTAATATACTTTCTGATTGTTTTATGATTTGAGAACGCCACTTAAGAACAACATCCAATAAATCTTCTGTCAAATGCTCTTCATACGATTGTGTCTGCTTATCGAGATCAGGGAAATCAACCTTGACTTCGTAGACCGTTGGCTCTCTGGTTAGTTCAAAATCAAGATGCATGGCTTTGGCCTTCTCAATGTCTTTTGCTGTGGCACTCGGCACATTACCAGAGATCTTCCTGCCTTCTCGTTCTCGCCTTTCTTCTTCTTCTTTTTTAAGTGCATCCTGAACCTGTTTATCTGCGAGGGTTTTATCTGCCGCTTCTTTATCCTTTATTTCCTGTGGTTTGTCCGGAATATTTGTATAATCCCTCACCCACTCCTCGTTAGGATTTACAATACCAGCTTTCACAAGTATGTCTATTATTTTAGCCTTTACTTCTACGTTATCCTCGTGGATTGATTCGAATTTAAACTTCGGCTTCAAATCGTTATCAACAATTCCATAATTGAATAATATAAGCTGCTCAATTATCTGATCATCTACAACGGCATTCTCTATATCGTCGCCCATTTCATCAAGTACCAATACAAACAATGCAAATCGTTCTCTTGACAGAGCATAGCTTCCACCTCCAGAACCACCTTGTGCCGCCATATCAGGCATTAATAACGCCCTGGCCATCATTACATCATACTTATCTATTGCCGCAATGTAGCCACCTTCCCCTTTGCGCTTTGCTTCTAATAATTCAAGCGTCACTCCCTCTGGCACCCTGAATCCTGCTTTAGACTGATAATTTTTTAGCAAATTATCGATAACATTCATAAGGTTCTTGTCTTTGGCATGTTTGTCCTCATATTTAGCCGCAAGGGTTGGCATCCCAAAGCGTTCTAAATATATATTCATAAACTTGAGAACAAAGTTTTTTGACCACCATGGCTTATATGCTTCTCTGAGATCAGACTGGCCGTATGGATTCCCAAATTCTTTATTTGCAGAATATAATATAAATTTATGTAAAGGATATGGGTTCGCATGTGTGCCTAAATCGCCATCAATATCTTGATTTACATTATCCCGGATTATTCCGGTTACGTTTCTGAATTTATCTATTTGGAATCTATAATCGAACGGTTCTTTAGTTTTGATATTACGCAAACCAATCTTGCCGGCCCACCTACCAGTAGCTATAATCTCGAATATCTTTTCACTCAGAGAATAACCGTAGTCACGAGCCGTCATGATATCCGCCAGCTTGACCTTGAAAGTTTCCTTAATATTAAGAAGATTGTAATCTACAAATTCAGCCATTTCAACGCTGAGTGCATTGTCTGGATCGCCTGCCTTAATCTCATAATCGGTGCTAAGACGTGCTTTAATCTTGGTTTGTTGTATAGATTTGATTTGTGAGTCTTTGCGCATTTCCGAATACGTGTGAAGGCCTTTTTTCTGGACTAAATCATCTGGGTTGTATTCGTCAAATCCCCAGGCCCTAAATATACGGCTTGATGCGGTGACAATCTCTTTTGTTATGTGCCTTGTGGAAGTCTCTTGGTCTTTGGGTACGGTGTTCTCTGGAATGTGTGAGTATTCACTATATGGATCTATTATATACAACGCTTCACCCTCAATTTGTTATAAACTGAATATGTCACTGTTATCTTCTTCTGGTGTAAACTCCCTGCCATTACTTTCTATGTCATAGTCCTTACTATCAAGGATTATATAATTACCAAGTAACATCTGTGCTACCTTTGCATATACTGCTGAATGGAAATAATGATCAGGCTTAGATCCCTCAGACCAATCAAACCTTACCCTGCCATGGTTACCCCTTACCATTAAGCGCTTTGGGGCTTGCATATGAGCATAAAACTCACCTTTTTCAATATCGTGTGCTTCTTGTGGCAGAAAAACCTTGCTGCTTTTGTAGTCCTCCACCATTTCATCAATCACCCATGTTCTATGAGCCCTGACCTGTTTTAATTCTTTATCTTCTTTGTATATTTCTTTTGGCTGTTCTTCTGTACTATAATAACAACCCCATATCACAAAGTCACTTTTTTCACACAATTTACTTGATAGTTTTGTCTCAGGCATCATATCAACAATGCCTTGCCTCACCCTGTAAGCCTCAATCAAATGGTTTATTTCCGCAAAGCTCCGGTCATCAGCCACAAGTAATTTGTTTATATATACTAATTCGCGTTTTTCCTCTCTTAATCTCCATATAGTCACGTGAAAATACTTGCCAACGTCAATTCCCATAACACAGCAGTCGTTATAATCGGTGTGTGTACTTGTTAAAGTATAACTTTGTTTGCAATTGTCAAGTATTTTCTTTGAAATGCTTGCGCCTTCTGGCGAGTAAGTAAGGCCTAAATCATTGTTAAGAAAGTGCTGTTTTTCAAGTTCGCTCTTTTTTGATTTGATATATTTATCATACAGAATTGCTGGAGTTTTCTTGGGATGGCATAGCGCCGGTATCATGTATCCGGAAATGTCGCTTTCCTCCCTGGCGACATATTCTCCCATGGCGAACCGGTTCATTACCTTTCTACAATCGGCTTTTATACAATGCAACTGTATGTCCTCGCTGATAGGCACCCACTCATCACTAACATATTCATCTTTTCTCAGGACATTACCAAAGAAGTCCAATATCTGTTGATGACCGCAATGTGGGCACTTAAGAAACCAATGCTTCTGGTCTGACAGGCTGAATTTTGCGTCTATGCCCTCATTCTCAAGAGTCGGGGTGCTGATATCTATTTTTATTGCATGGTTACTATGGTCAAGCGTGTTGTCGGCCAGTGACAAATATTCTTGGTCACAATAATCTAATTCGTCTATGATTCGGATATCTGCAGGATGAGAAATCATCTCAGTCCTGGAATTTGAACCTACAAAGATTAGATTTGTGCCTTTCTTAAGAGTCTTCAACATCAAATTCCCTTCGTCAGACTTTCTCTTGAATGCTTTATAGCACCCGCCATCCAGCAACGGATCAACCCTCGTTTTTACATATGAATCTCTGAGCTTTTGTTTTGGAAGAACTGTAAATGACGTGAGTTTCCGGACAGATGCCTCAAACATATAAACGAAGATCCATTCAGAGGCACCAACTTGCCGAGGCTTCTTTACAACTATTTCTTGGCTATCGTCCTTATATAAATCTATAAGATAACCATGTTTCGTGAATTCGAGGCGATATCCTTTTGACGTGATATGCTTTTCAATTGCAAATTTAAGCCTGGGATGCTGCGTGGCATATATTTCGTTTTGCTTTGCGATCTTCGCAACATCAAACTTCAGGCTTAGACGTGCAATGTTAAATCTGTCTTCTGCTGTTTGCATACATGGGCATTATATCAGTTTCTTGCAATACTTTCTTTGTTTTAATTGTCACCAGTATTTATCGGCATATATTTATCATCATGCAAAAACGCATGATAGTACTTTGTTCTATTTTTTTAACTTACTAATTTTGGATAATTCTGCTTTTGCGCTATCAAGGCTCGATTGACAACTCCTTACTTTATGAGTTGCCATAGCTAACAGGTAAGTCCTGGCCTCATCCCATGTATTATGATATATATGCCAATTAGTACGTTTTTCATGCCTACGTCCACCTACCCATACACTACTACCTGTTTCTCTCTCAATCTCTACTTTTTCTATTTTTGTTTGCCACCCACCAGTCATGTATTTAATCATTATTTTCCTTTCCAAAAAAATAGAACAAACTCATTCATCCGACTGGTAATTGCTCGTCCAATTTTTTAATCTCTTTGTTTTCCATAATCTCTTCCCGGCAAAATTGCTAATATTCTATTATTACATTCCTGACAACACACAAAAACATTAAGCCGGTTACCATTACGGCCATGGATGCAAAAAAAATACCATATAACAACACTTTCCGCTTATTCATACCACTTCCTTCCTCTCAAAGGTTAAATAAAACTAAACACTTTATTATCACGACCACATACGCTGCACATGATTACATCTGATTTGGTTTTCTGCATACCTCTTAATGGAGACATCGAGGCTGTCGTATTTCTATACCTCAACTCCCCAGAATCCTCCAAATGGTCTGGCTCACTGTTTTTAGTGCCACAGTATTGGCAAATATAAACAATAGATGGTGGCACCTTTTGGCATTCAACTTCTTTCATTCTTCACTTCCTTAAATAAAACTTCGCCTGTCCTGCAGGATTATATGTAATACCATCCCAATCATAATATATCTCTTCCATGTCTGATAATTTTATTACCTTATCGCCATTGTCGCCTAATGGCCCACTTAATCCATGACATTTAAAAAACTTAACATGATGGCACGTTTTTAGAACCGCCATCACTTCACCATCTTTTATTCCACCTATTAATTCAATTTCCATTCCCATTATTCCCAGCCTTCGCAATACTCCGCGTCTTCTGAACCTCAATCAATAAAGCCTCAACCTCTGCAATCTGGCCTTCATCCATGCCGTACAACCTGGCATCCTCAATATCCGCCATCAAATCTATTTCCATCTTTGTCTTGCCCTCTACCTTTAAGCTGTCCTGTATTTTAGTCTCAAGTATATGTTTAGTCACCTCTAGCTCACCAAGCTTCGTCTTGCGCAAAAATATGGCCATTGCTGGGGCTTTTGATGCCATTGCCGGGGTGATAACATGAACCAATGCCTTTGTAATGATATACCACTTGTTTAAGGTCTTGGAAAATTCTGGTTTAAAACCATCGTCTTTATGGTCAGACCATTTGTAAACTGAAGATAAATCAAGGTCAAGGAAAAGACATATCTGCTCTAATATCCCGTATTTAAAGTAGTTATCAAATGCCGTCTTTACATCATCGCTATAAAGTCCGTTTACCATTTCATCGAACTTGGACTGTAGCTCTGGTGTATATTTTGATGGTCTCCCTACTTCTCGCTTATTGTCTATTTCCATGTGTTGTTACACTAAATTTCATCAATTGAGACATACATCTACAATTAACATGTCTAGTTGGATCCATTGTGGTATGTTGCTTTTTGCATCGTATACAAGTGTAGTATTTTAATGGTATAGCGAAAAGCTTCTCGCTCACAGGTTGACGCTCGATAACTACACAACCGAACACACAACAGAATGCATTCCAAAACATTCTACTCTTTATTTTTTCCATGTTTTGCGTTTAATAAGGTGGTATAGTGGAAAATTTTCCATGTATCCAATTTGTTAAGTTTTTAAATACTTATTTATTGGCTTTGAAAAACGCTTCTGCAAAGCCAGGCGGTGTTATGCTTCTAAGTTCTTTTGTCTTTGCGCTTTTCCCGCCTGTAGACATCATTATTTCACTATAACGATCTCCGTTACTCGCTGTTACATGCTCCGGTTCTACTTTATTTTGTTGTGGCAAATTAAACTTACCCCATAAGTATGTTTTCTTTGTCCAAGGATCTCCGTAATCACATGGATCAAATTTTAACTCTGGATCTCCTAAAAGTTTTCTAATTCTGCCTATAGGGTTTTCTATTGCAAAAAATGCAGGTCTTGTATTAATTATTATCATTAAACAAGCGGTGAGTATTCGAATATCTTCAAATGTCCTGCCGTCTGCATCTTTCTGCTTCCAATATTGAGCACCAGACACACTAAAATGAGTACATGGTGGCGCAGCTAAAATACCATAAACATTGTCTGGTGGCTTGTATATCAGTACATCATGTTCAGGTAGCGTAATCACCCTCACATCGTACCCCGCTTCCTTATACGGATGGCTCCAACTCCCAGTACCACCACATAAATCAAGTATTATTTTATTTTTATTCATCGTATTTAAAACACCTAACAAACCCATGAAGCGGAGCGTAAAATACACGCCCGCTTATTAGGGAAAGTTATCTGCTATCGATAACTACTGAGTACCTGTTCCTTATATATTCCGGCCACTTTATATGATGATTTTAACTTCTGAACCAGCTCTGTCTTTGTATGCTTCATCATCTCATTTTGCCACTCTGCACCATATTCCTCGTATTCTGCATTGTCGCATGTCCATTTGTTTTTGTAAAGAGTCTCACCTTTTTTACACCAGAAAGGGGCATCTGTCATTTCTTCCTCGCAGATAACAAACCGCTCCAGCTTACCACCATTGCTCGTGCGATCTGATTCTAATTGATTAGTATAGTTTTAGACCAACTGGTGGAAGCTGATCTATGACAGTTATAAAGCCCTTTGATTCCAAGCCTTTAATTTAAATATTAAGATATTTAAAGGGCATTCAATTCCTTTGATTCGAGGGTGATAAACTTGCTTAACAATCTTCAGAACGTTGTCCACGCCTTCACCACCATCAACGGGAACGGGAACTCTTCCACAGAACGGACAATGTTTTATAACAACCTCATTCACGTTGACCGCTTTATCTTTTGCGATTTTGTTATCTTCGTCTTCCTGTGTATATGCTACCATAATCTTGATATCCTTTCTGCCATACGCGGCAAGTGATTATGAACTGATAGATTCCTCCTTGTTATTCGACAGGCTCAATTTAAAGGATGCTACCTGATGACACTACCTGTTACAGGTTTCCTTATTCCCAAGTGGCCGGATATCACGGCTGCTTGAAGCTCGGAATCTATCAAACTCATGCAGTTGATCGGCAATACAGATGCGATTTCATGATTAAGTCAAAGTAGTTATATCGCTCCACTTAACACCATCTTCCCTGACAGGATCTTCGCCTGTAAAGTCAGCCCATCTTTGCAAAATCACATCTATATGCAATGGGTCAAGTTCCATACCGTAGCATTTACGGTTTGTCTTTTCACAGGCTATTAGTGTCGAGCCTGATCCAAGGAAAGTATCAGCTACACTATTTCCTTCTAATGAACTGTTTTTTATAGCATTGATTATCAAATCTACAGGTTTCATGGTTGGGTGAATGTCGCATTTTTGTACCTTGTCCACTTCCCATACAGAATTAAGGTGCTTCCCCTTTCCATGGAATTCATGGCTTTTATTCCAAGTGTATAATATTGGTTCATGTTTATACTCGTAATCAAGCCTGCCCATTGAAAAGCATTGTCTGTTTTTTACCCATATGATCACATGTCTTACCGGAAGGCCAGCGTCTTTCATCATCATCATCATCATGCCAAGATCGCCGCCTTGAGGAGCAGTTACGTAATAAGAGCATTTATCATTGCTGGCATTCTTTATATTTAAAAAAGCAGTAGTCAACATATCTTTTAAATCTTCTACAGACATTGTATCATTTTTAATATTTGTTATGATTCTGCCAGTCTCTTTCGATGTGCTTTTCCTGCTATTATACTCCATTTCGTCAAGCATCTTATTCTTATCGCCAATTAACACCCCATACGGCGGATCAGAAAACAGTAAATCAATTAGTTGTCCATTCATCAACTGGCCAACATCCTCTCTTTTTGTTGCATCCCCACATAAAACCCGGTGATCACCCAATACCCACAACTCACCAAGCTTGGTTTTTGCCTCATCTGGCAAACCCGGCACCGCGTCATCATCTGTATTCCCTGCCGTTTCTTCTTCTTCGAATTGCTCACGTGCAAAATCGTCAACCGTTTTGTCCGGAATATTAAAATCCAGTTTGTAATTACTCCATATTTCATTATCCTTAAATGGGTAAATTACCTCTGCAAAAGCTTCGTCATCGTAAAAACCAGCCCGGTCATTATCGCTTAGGTTGATTTTAATCTTCTCTTCCTCGTTATCCGGCAATACTACGGTAATCCACCCTTTTTCATAGCCTAATTCCTTTATTGCTCGCAGCCTCATGTTTCCGCCAAGGACAATGTACTTACCGGCTTCTTCATAGCAAACCATGGGCTTATAGATACCGAGATCAGTTATTTGCTCTTTAAGCCTTTCAAAGTCTGATTTGTGTATTTCCCGCGCGTTATGTTTCCAGTTTTCTAACTGTCCGATACCAACTTCAATTGATTTCTGTATTATTTTCAATTACTATTCCTCGAAATTTAATTTAATATAGCTTTCAATAAAACTAAATATTTCTTTGTGCCAATCAGCCTTTTGAGTGTAGTACATGTCAAGAAATGACACTTCTGTATTATGCTCGTCAATTTTTCTCACTTCAATACAGACTTCCCTTCCCCAAATCCCGGCATCCCAGAGGCCGGTACCAACTACATACATGGCGTTATCCTTTCCGACATCAGCCCTGCGCTTTACACGTGCACCCTGTTTGCCAATTGCATTTAATACCGCCTCGGTGGTCTTGGCATATCCTCCGTTAAAGTCTTTTACGTAGATCCTGGACGTATAACATCCAGTCAAAACCATTATTAACACAATAACAATTATCTTTTTAACCATCGATTAGCCTCCTTACAGCATTCTTCCAAGTAAAATCTTTAACCGAATCCACACATTTTTGGCGCGCATTCCTATAAATATCTTCTGCGTTTTCCAATACATATTTGATCTTTTCAACCAATTGGTCATAATCAGGCACAATCCAATTGCCATGGTTACCATTGAAAAACATTCCGTCATTGGCTAATTCTTGTGTACCTTTGGTAATTAATAATTCTCTTGGATATTCTTTCAGGTATTCACTCTGTCCACTCCAATTCGAGGTTATTGTGGGAAGTCCACATGCAATGGATTCAATTATTGGCAAGCCAAATGCTTCTCCCTTACTCGCATATAACCCGAAATCAAAATTATGATATAATATGTCCATATTTTCTATATTACCCTGGCCATAAGTATGTATAAACTCACAATCACCTCGTGCGTGTTCAAATTCTTCAAACCATATACCATTAAAAGGATTCTCGCATTTCATGTATAACTGAGCCATAACACCGGATTCATTGACCGCCTGTTGAAATGCATGGATTATCATTGTGCTTGATTTGCGATCTTCATATTTCCCACAATGGAAAAACGAAAGATACCCCCGCTGCTTCCATCTGTGGATTACTTCATCAATAGAATGTTTCACGTAGTAATTTTCTGGATCGTAGCCCTCCGGCATAATCATTATTTCATTCCCATCCAAGCCATTATCAATCAATACCTGTTTGCCCCATTGCGACGGTACGAGTATTTTATCCAACGTCTTGTAATAAACTATATCCTTTGCATGTATCTTGTTCGTCTCAAAAATTGCAAAACCGCACCTGGGCTTCCCGCAAAACCTTATCATTGATTCTGCATGATGAATCATTATTGCCGGATCTTTGCCTGTAAGGTACTCCCTATTCCGGAGCGACCTTTCAAGCCACTCAAGCCAAGGACTATCAATTATCTGGTGCGCTATTGGCTGAACTGGCACAAAGGCAATGTTTTTTCCAGCGAGGCACAATGCCTTCATCACACCTCTTGCATGCGTCCCAAAGCCAGTATGATTAGAATTTGCATAAATCACAAAATCAAGTTTCATATTTTTCTCCTAATTCAAATATCATATCTGTTGTTAATGATAGTTACGGCTCAAATAGACATCGCGTTTTTAATACTATTAATTTCTCAAATTTCGTGTTTGTTGTTAAATCCATCTATCGCTCAGATCAGATACCCGTTTTTAATCATCTCAATAACTCAAAAATCTACGCTGTTTTTAATAACCTCTTTAATTCAAAAAACACATCGGTTTTTAATACAATTATTCCTCAAAAAGTACATCAGTTTTTAATACTACCCTTGTCTCAAATCCCTATTTTGTTTTTAATGTTAAATCTTTCTCAAATGTCTCCTTCGTTTTTAAAAGACATGATATCTCAAATGAAATTCTTGTTTTCAATGCATCCTTTTTCTCAAATACTCCCCCTGTTATTAATCTCCAATGCGTCTCAAACAATTACAGTGTTTTTAATTTCCTTATCTTCTCGAAATCAACCATGGTTTTTAATTGCATCCTTTGCTCAAATCTTGCTCTCGTTATTAACCCTCTAAGTATCTCACACTATATCATTGTTTTTAAAATCTGTATTAACTCACACTATAATTCTGTTTTTAACTTCCATCTTAACTAAGCTTTTTTCTTTTTCAGATTTTCCTTTGCTGCAGCTTCTTCAGCAATTAATACCTTCTTGAGATCTTGCCAGGAAACAAAGCCCGTGTGTCCAAGTTTTTCAATTACATAAGGTGGCCGCACCGGAAGACCTTCGAGCGTTCGCCACGCCTCGTAAAAGTGGAAGAGAAACACTTTCGCCGCTTTGCGCTTTGCCATTGCAAAGATATGCCCGGAAGAAACACCTTCTTCCTTTATGATTATCGGGTACTTTTTACCTTCATCCAATTGCTCTTGTACTTTTTCATCTGATGACAATACATCAACACCCTTGAAAACATCATTAAGCTTATCTCTATAAACAATCCCATATCCATTATCTTGCAACTTACTAATCCTGTTCTTAAAGGCCTGAGCCTTACTAACACCATACACAAACGCCCTTGGGTACCCTCCTGCTTTGTTTTTATTTTCAAGCTTTTCCCGGTGAGCAAGGTAGATGTCCCTGTAAAACGGATTAGTTTTCTTCATAATCTGTTCACCTACCTTCCACAACACCGTCTTAAGTCGTGTATTAAATAAATAGTGATAGCCTCTTTTTCTCCGTGGCGCCTTGCCTTCTACCGTTTCGGCTTTT